TAAGACACCATCAGCAGATTGATAAATATAAGTACCTGAATCACCGAATTGTAATTGGTCGGTACTTGAAAGAAGTAAGCCTGTATCGGCTACGTGAGTTAAAGAAACATCCTGATCATCTCCGAAGTTTATAACTGCTCCATCAGCAAGGAAAAGATCACTAAATTCTAAAGAACTAGTACCTAAAGCGGCACCATCAGATGCATCAGGTACGAAAGCTGTAGTAGCTGTTATTGTTGTTCCTTGTATAGTGCTAGAGCCTGTTAATGCTCCTGCTAGTGTTAAAGTAGATGCCATATCAACAGCACCATCAATGTCTACAACATCTAAATTAGCAGTTCCATCAACATCTATGTCTCCTGCGATATCTAGACCTGCAGCACCTGCTAAGACTAAATCATCTGTTGATGTATCCCAAAGCATATATGCACTTGCAGTATCTCCAAAGAATTTAACATCATAACCTGTGTCGTCAACACCTACAGTTATTGTATTATCTACTTGAATAGCACCATCAAGGTTTGTTGTTCCTGAAACTGTTAATAGGTCTGTAGTTATTGTTCCATCAAAGTATGCATCTTTAAATTCTAGTGAGCTTGTACCTAAATCTATATCGTTATCTGTTACTGGTACTATTGCTCCATCTTGTATTCTAATTTGTTCTACTGCTGCTGAAGATACTTCTACAAATACTCCCCATCGATTATTTGTACTATCTGCAACTATTTTGTTAAGGAAATCTAAATCTCCTATTGTGTGGATATTACCACCTTCTGCTGTACTACCATCATGTTGGTGTCCTGTTGAAGACGAAGTAGTTGAGTATGCAAAAGCATTTACAAGTTGATTGTATTCGTCATTAAACAACGATGCTGTAATAGTGTCTCCATCACTAAAAGAACTTTGTCGTGTATATGTTTGAGTCATTTATTTATCTCCTGCCTAAAGGTTCATAGTTTATATACAAACCATTTATTGTATATGGTCCATTTTGATCATTACTGAATATTTTAAAATTAGTTGTTGTGCCAGTACCTTGTACTGCTTGTCTCACCATCGGATTCTCACTTGCCCCAAAAGTAACTGAATTAAAAACTCCTGATCCAAACATAGCTGATTCTGGAATAGAGTCCAATGTATAAGTGCTCGGCTGTGGTATATTCTTATCTTCATAATCATAGCGAACTTTTAACGATGGTTGTACTGCGCCTTCTGGTTTAACTGATATTTTAACATATTTAAGAGTTTTTTTAGTTCCTAAATCTCCGAAATCCATATTAGGTGTAGTATAATCTGCATCAATATTTGTAGCTGTTCCTGCCGGATTAAACTCATTACCTGTATCGTGGTTGTAAACATATCCTGCATAATCTCCATGATAAGTTTTTTCGACACCATTTGAATTAAATCCTGCTGTTAGTGCTCCACTTGCTTGAATACCTTTTGTTTCTGACCATTCAAAACCGCTTCCTCCTTCTGGTGATACTCTTAATGTTCCTATAATTCCTTCTGAAACTGCTGTGGCTGTTCCTGATGATCCATAAAATAATCTATATTGTGATTTTTTTCTAAGTACAATACTGCTTATATTATAAGAATTAATATTTGAAGCTATATCACCTATAATAGGTTGTATCTTACGGCTTAACGAACTAAGTTCTACGTCACCAATTCTGGATGTACCTGCAACAGTACGAATACCATCCGGAGCTAAGAAGAGTAGTTGTCCACCTATTTCTTGAATACTATCTCCATCCAAGCAACCGATATTCTTAGTAATAGGTACTATTGCAATCGTAGATGAATTATTTATATTTTCTAATTTATAAATACTATTTTTACAAAATATAATTAAATCATCTCTAAAACTTTTTAAACCTACAACTTGATCATCAAGTTTAATACTTCCTGATCCACTAGAACTAAAATCATCTATATCACTAGTACCACTATAGTAGATAGTATTTTCAGCCGTTCCTGCCCCTGCTACAACTAAATGTTTATCATGTATAACACAATACTTAGGATAAACACTTCCATCAACTGTTATTACTTTGGCAAAAAAGGTTCTAGTATCTAAATCGCCTGTGCCTGTCATTTTAAAATAGAAAGGCTTAACTCCTGAACCTCTATCTGTTATTATTAGTTCACCATAATCTGTATCACCTTCATAGACTGCAAAGGTTGCTTGACCTTGTGAGGTTCTAGCTGCAGCACTACGTCCACCAAAAGTACTGTAATTATCTCCATTTGCATCAACACTGGCTTTATTAATCTGTAACCAACTATCACCATCTTGGCTAAAATATATATTAGTACCTGAACAAGCAATTACTCCATCTGCATACACATATAAACCAAGTATTGCATTAGAACTATTAGGTCTAGTCCCATCTCCAAATTGAGTATAACCATTAATTCTTTTGTAGCCTCCTTTTGTAGAAACTTCAAAGTTTGTTAGCTTTGTCGCCTCTCCCGGAGTACGTAATAATTCAAGCTGACTTGCTATCTTATTTAAGCCTCCTTGACAACTTAGTGCGTATGGTTGTGATGCTGCCATTAAATATGATCCGTTGACATGTATTTAGGTGCTGAATTCATTAAATTAGAACGCATATGTTTAAGTCCTTTTTTATAATCTTCCAAAGCAAAGGCTGCTGCTTGTGGATTATCTTTAAATTGCCAAAAATGATAACGTGCTCGTGATGTCAATACTGGAACATACATGTCAGGAAAAACTATAGTATCTCCATAAGCACTTAAAGCTGTAGGTAAATCCCAAGCAAAGAACCAAACCCTGTAAACTTTATCAGGTATAGGACTTATTCCAAACTTTCTAGCATCAGGACTTCTAATAACAAACTTAGGTTCTCCCCAGTTCTGTGCATTAGCATCGTCTTCGTTTTCAGATTCTCTTAAATGATCTTTCCATTCTTCAGTTGTAACAAACTTTAAATTTTGACTAGTATAAGGAGCACTTGCTCCACTTACACCTATAGTAGTTAGATAAAAGTTATCCCAATCTACTGAACCATAATCTTCTGTAATACTGGAACTGGAAGCTTTTAATTCATACCATCTTGTTCCTGCTACAGTTTCTACATATACATTACCATAGAACGGATCAGTTGCTCCACTTTCTCCTGTGGCTAAGAAAGCCCACTGTGGTTCTGCCATTACTATCTCATTATAACTTCTACCAATACAATCTTTGGCATAACCTTGTATACCAATAGCATCAGAAAAAGTTGCTGAAGTTAGTACAACTTCATTTGATTCTCGTAGCAATTCATTTGTTAAACTTAAAAATGTTGTTGCCATTTACTTTTCTTCTTTTTTAATTTCTTTTGTTTTTTTAGGTTCTTCTTTAAACCATTTACCAACAATTTTTGTGTTGTAATGGTTAGTTATCCATTTATTATAATCCCACATAATGTATCCTTTATTTTAATAAAAAGAGGAGAAGCCAAAGAGACTCCCCCAAATTTTATATATTATTAACTCGCTTGAGTTGTAGTAATTCCGTCTTGAACTTTAACTTGTCCGTCAAGATACCAATTAGTACCATCAGACCATACATGAACATAATCTCCATGTACTGCCTTATTGGCTACTAATGTAATAGTATCTGCATCTGTAACTGTAGCTACGCTTCCTGCTGCATCTTCTGGAGAAGATACGTTACCTACAATAATATTAGCACTAGATGCTGTTACTATTGTATGAGAAGTTGTAGGTTCAGTTGCTCCGACATAAAACCAATACTCTAATCCTGCTGCAGGAGAAGGTAGGGTTTGTATTCTAGCTGTTGCAGTATTCATAACAAAACGAGTGCCTGATTCGGCTGCTGTAATTGTATTAGCTGCAGTTATTGCTTCTGTGTCTGAGGGTTTCTGAACTTTAGTAGCTAGAGCACGTACATCATTTACTCTTGCTGAGTTACGACCAGTATCTCTTATATTTACTGTTGCCATATTGTTTACCTCTAAATTTATAGGTTAAAAAAGAGGAGGAGTCCGGAGACTCCCCCAACTTAAGTGTTAGTCTATTCCGTAGAATGCACCAACTAGAGCTTCATCTCTTAGTACTTTCGCACCAAAAACATGAAGACCTCTCACAATGTCACCAAACGATGTTGGGTCTCTCAACACTTCTGTTGAAAGAATTGTGTTTGCAGTCGCAGTAGATGATATGTGACCTGCCAAACATTTACCGGCAGCATTAGATGTGTCAGCTATGTTGTTTGACTTGTACATGTCAAAACCACGAAGTTTTCCACTAGAAACTAATCCGTTTCTAATAGAGCCTTGTCCTGCATTGTAATCTACTGATAACAATTTAGAACTAGAGCTTCCTAGAACTTCGTAGAAGTCAGGACCTGCAACGAACCATCTACCTTCTTCAGGTACATTTTGATCGTCTAATAGTCTTGCCATTCTACCCATAAGGTCTAGAGGGTCATGTTCACTAGAATCGAAACCTATGTCTAGGTTACCTGTTCCATCAAAAGTTCCGGCAGCTAAATCAGTAGCTGAGTCAGAACCTAACACGTGGTTAGGTGATGAAGCAGATAGACCAGAAAACATAGTTACAAGTACAGCAGCATCGTAAGCATCTTTCAATGCGTATGCAGCAGAACTTGAAGCAACTTCTTTAAAGTTGACATGTGACATATTTGTTTCAATATCATCTACGATGAATTTAAACGCATTAGCACTATCAACAACTAAAGATGTTTCTGCATCTGTCAGTCTAGTTTCTGTAGTGTCACTATTTCTAGTGTACGCTGATACAGAAATTGTAGGTTCTTTGATAATCTTTACTGAGTCTCCGAAAGCAGATATTTCACCTGAATAATCGGTGTTTGTAATAGATTCTATAACAGACGATTTTCTAAAAAAGTTTAAAACCTTTTTTGAATAAACCGAAGGTAAAAAGAAACTATTAGTTTGTCCACTTACAGAGTTAGCAAAGTTAGCATTAGTATCCGTTGAGGGTTCAAAAAATTGAGCCATGGGATATTCTCCTTTAAGTTATAGTTTATTTTATGATTCTGCCTTCTTGCATTGCTTCGCTGATTTCACTTTCGTATTTATCAAACTCTGCAACACTCATGGCAGCAATCTCTCTTTCAGACCATACTTTCTGTTGGTTTGGCTTCACACTAGTTGTTTTAGTGGAAATCATATCAGCAGCAGATTGTTCAGTCTGTTTAGAATTTGACTTAGTTTGTGTAACTTGTTGAACCTCTAATCCAATATCCTTTTTAAATAAGTCTAAAGCTCTACTAGCTAAAGTTGCATCATCTGGGTTATTAAAAATCCACTCTTTAATAGCCTCTGGCTGCAAATTAGCCCAGTCTTGAAACTCATCGCTGTTTCTAATTTCATCAAAATCAGGATGTTTTTCTCGAAGATTCTTTTCAGCATCTCTACGAACCAATTCATTTTCTCTATCTTGTAGAGCACTAAGTCTCTCTTCTAGAACTTTTGTCTTTGATTCACTTTGCAAATGAGCAACAGTTTCAACAACTGCCATTACATCTGGATACTCTTTTTTAAACTCTTCTAGTTCTTCTTCAGATTTAGGAGCTTCATACTCTGGTCTGTTTAAAACAGCTTCTTGTATTAACTCTTGTTCTCTAGCTTTAAACTCATTAAGTTTAGAATCGTAGTGCGTTTTTAAATCATCGTATCGTTTTTTATAGTTAGGTTGCTTATAAGGTTTATCCTTAGTTGCTTCTACTTCTTGTTTTTCTGCTTCAATGGCATCACTTTCGTCATGCTCAGTTGTAGCTTTAGTATCAAAAAATAAACTATCTGACGATACAAAAGGTTTATCTTTTACATCATGCCAATCTTTTTTTGCATTATAAGGGTTGGCTTGTTGCGGTTCTTGGTTCTCGGTTATAACTTCTT